GTAAGAGAAGATACCGATAAGGAAATGGAACACGACGAGCTGATATGGTCCGCCATTGTAGAGCCATTCTTCAAGGGTATTGGCTTCCCAGATCGGGTACAAATGTAGTCCAATTGCGTTACTGCTAGGCACGACGGCACCGGAGATGATGTTGTTGCCGTAGAGCAGAGAGCCAGAGACGGGTTCACGGATGCCATCGATGTCAACAGGGGGAGCAGCAATAAATGCGATAATAAAGCAGGTGGTGGCAGCCAACAGGCAAGGGATCATCAGAGTCCCGAACCACCCAACATAAAGACGATTGTTTGTAGAGGTGACCCAAGAACAAAAATCTTCCCAGGTACTAGTTTGTTTTTGTGTGAGAGTAGCAGCAGTCATTTAAATAAGAATACGGTTAATTAAAGGAAATGGTGGGTAGTTTTAATAAGGGTATATATTTGAGCACTTAATGCCCCCACTCAAGGCTCACATCCAGTAGTGGGGGTGACTGCTATTTATCAGAAGGAGTACTTCACACCAGCTTTAATACCATAATCAGACTGAGCACCAGTCAGGAACTTGATCTCTTTATAGATGCCAATCTGTTCCGACAGCTTAACTTTAACACCAGCCTTGCCGCTAAGCTCGGTAGTGAGAGGCTCGCCATCTTTAAGGACCAGAGCGGGGCCACCTTGAACATAGTACTTTGCAGTATCAGTGATCTCACCTTCGTAACCAACGTGGTTATCGATCACAGTTTTGCTGTAATCAGAGCCACTGAATTTGGAATTGGCTTCAATGTTAGCGTAAGGACCAGCAACAGCAGGAGCAGCAGCGATCAGGGCTGCAGGGAGGATAGCGAAAAATTTCATTGTAGTTTGTTTAAAAAAGAATAAGAATAGTTTGTACGATTACCATGGATGCCCCAACCTAACCAATACCAGGCGTGGTTCATGTAGTAATCAACTGTTTGGTGATTGTTTTGAAATGCATAAAGATCATTCCTGAACTGCATTTCATTAATCATGTAACGTGTCTGACCCTCCAACGAGGATGGGTCACAACGCCATTGTTTACAGAACGTACCCAATCCATCATAACGATGCTGGGAAGTCCATTGTATGAGCCCGTAGCCGCCTCTCAGGCACTGATCGTAGGGCACGATAGCCCCACCCTCACATACCTTAGGGCGGAAGTTAGACTCTTGTTCGATGTTGCCCATGATCACAGCCAGGGCAGTTTTGTCAGTAACTTCAGCACGAGTCTGCAGTTGCTCTAACACATACTGTTGAGCTGGCGTGCAATCAGGACAAGTAATCATTTTTTCTTAGCAGTTTTAGCAGCTCGTTTGAAGTTGCTAGCTGTGGGAGCACCTTTACTCCCAGGCTTGCGCATCTTCTCGCCGGAGCCCGCAGCGATACGCTTTCGTTTAGCGTGGATGTTAGCGTATAGACCTTGTTTAGCCATAGTTAGCATTTCCATTTACGTAGTGCAAGTGCCTTACGGGTGGGGCGACCCTTGCTATCTTTCATTGGTCCCTTCACGCCAGACATTCTAGCACAGAAGGAACGCTTTCGGGGACCACCCCCAGGCTGAGGGGCTTTGAGGTTAGATCCAGTTTCTCGATTGTACTTCTCACGTCCGGCTTTCGTAAGTCCACCGGAACGTGATTTGTGTTTACCAATCTTGAGGCTGACATTCTTACTTCTTTTTTCCACCGCCTTTACCTTTGTGTCCTTTACCGCAAGCCATTACCATACTCCAGGAATAATTTGACCAGTTAGTGCGTACGCTCCAAGCGCAGCCATCACACCCAGCATAGCCAGGCGACCGTTAAGCATCTCAGCTTTTTCGTTGTGAGTCACAGTGTAGTTGTCGTCAGTGTACATGGTGGGTTCTTTAGCAAAAAGGTTTTGTTGTCCGCGATCGTTAGTGGTAACAGTCATTAGTAAGATAGGTTAGAGCGTTCGAGTTTGTTGAAGACATCCTGACGATAAGCAGGGTCTCGATCATAACGAGGGTCTGCCATTGCCTGGACAACTTCAGCTTGACTACGGAAAGTATTAGGTGTTTCTGTAGTACTCTTACCAGACAGCATCCTACCTTCATAACCGTTGGCATCTGCATAAGTAGATTGCAGACCAGCAACAGCTAGTTGAATAGCATACATATCTGAGGTTTCTATCAAGTTGTCGAATGCTGTTACGTACTCACTAGGTAGGTTTTCACCTGCCCACTTGACCAAAGATTGATATTGCTCTTCACCACCAGCAATGTTATAAACCTGGCTGATTTGATCTTGTGTCAAATCTGCAGCAGGTTGCCGTTGGTTTTGTGCTTCAATGTAAGCTTGGACAAGTTCAGAGCTATCCATCTCCGACAATGCTTTAATGGTTTCTTCAGTCAGCTGACCGTTCTCATTCCATTCTTTAGCAGCATTGTCAAAGACAGACGCTTCTACTTCTTCTTCGGTGGAGGACTCTTCTTCGCTCCCTTCGTCGGAGGTTTGTACTTCATCAGTTTGTCCTAGTTTCTTTTGCAGTTCAATATATGCTTGCTCTAATGCTTCAGCATCTTTAAATTTGCCAGCATACATCTGCTGTTCAGCTTCAGCTTGAGCTTCACCAATAGCTAGAGCTTCTTGCTCAGCCTCGTTGAACTCAGGTTGATCAGCTGGGGTGGGATCATACGTCAGTGTTGCCATTTGCAGTTGTTACTTTAAGTTTACCAAGACCAACCGATTGAACATAGTTGGGTGAACGACCAAGAGTTGGAGTACCTACCTTAGCTTTAGGAGCATACTTGTTAGGTACAGGCTCCTCTACCTTGAGTACAGGTTTCTCAGTAGGAGGATGAGGTACTTCCTTTACTGTGCGTTCAGCCTCCGGCTGGGTTGGCTTGCGGCGGGATCGCCGCTTGGGGGGATTGCTGTTGGTCATTTAGATTAGGGTTTTTAGTGGGATCCATCATTGGAGCACTAGCAAGCTGACCAGCTTGTTTCGTGAGTTCCATTTGCTGAGCCATCTGTTGTTGTTGCTGTGTCTCAGCTTGTACATCTTGCATGGATTTGACAAGGTTCAATACATCAATACCTTGTGAAGCTGCCAATCGCTTGATTGCTTCATCAGGATTAATATATTTAACCAGAGCCTCAGGACCAAGAGTCTGTGCGATGGTAGTAATGAAAGCAGTAAGGCTTTCTCTATCTTGTCCACGACCCAGTGCATTAACACCAGCCACAATCTCTGGACGAACCAGATCTTTTGGTAGCTTAGGTAGTTGCCCACTGCGTTGCAGAACAAGCATATACCTGTTGAGGTATGGTTTGAGGAACTCATCAGTCAGCAAACTAAATAGTCCACCGAGCTGTTGTTCAAGTTCCATCTGTGTGAGGCGTACTTCCTCAGCGGTAGTACGTTCAGACTGTCGTACCTGAAGCACAAGGAATGCCTCAGCCAAACGTCGTTCAAGCGTTGCAGCCATCTCAGACGCAGTACGGAAGTCAGCTGTCTTACCTACTTGCACCACACCAATGTCATCAGGACGACCCTGTATGATAGCACCGTTACCTGCCTTAGCAAGGGTCTGGGGCTTGGTGGTGGCGCTCGGGCTGACAGTAAACACTACCTTAGCAGCTGCTGCGCTGCCTTCAACCAGTGCTTGTGACAGTGCTTCAAGTGACTTGAGGTCACCGAGGAACTCCTCTACCCTGCCACGTCCATAGTCTTCACCATCAACTGTGTTGAACCGAAGAACCAACCATGGAGATGCGTTCTTAGGAGCAGTGCTACGTGAACCGGGAAGGATCTTATCGAATGCTTCCTGATGCCACACCCATCTGCCACTTGACGTATCCAGTCGGACGTATGTGTATACATCAACGTCATCTTCGTTTGACCATTTCTGCCCTGCTTCATTAGGTTTGTTAGGGGGCAGCTCAATACCAAGAAGCTTACGGTCAATGCGTTCTTTGGTAACAATCTCCATTACATTACCATCACCATCTCTGTTGACAACAAAACGGTTCATTGGGTAATGTTTGAGACCATCTTTGCTCATGTAAATTAGAGCATTACCACCAACAATCAAGTGTTTGATTGCTTGGTGAATAACAACACGATCATTAGATGCACTGATGGCATCCATCACCATGCGTTCAATCTTGCTAAAGCTTAGGTCAAGCTCACTCCTAATCTCAGGAGACAGCTCTTCACCTAGCTTGTCGTCTCTTACTTGTAGCCTGAAGAAACTGGTTTGTGGTGGTAACAAAGCAAGCATCAGTTTACTTGCCAGTGTCACCACATTTTTAGCACCAACTGATTGCCAAGGGACAACCAATCGTTTGTGGTTTTCAGTTTCATCATCACGACGAATCAAGTAAGGTAGTGTCAGCTCAGATGCCTTGACTGCAATGTCAAGGAAATCTTCCCGATGGGTTTTGAGCCGATCGTATACTGCCTTAGCGTTCATGTGTTAAGTCCTCCAGAACTACCACCACTCCCACCGAGGTTCAAAGGGATCCTAAGTTGTGAAGTACCCTGCCTGATTGCAGCACGCTGTCTAGTCGATGACTTAGGACGAACACCCTGCTGAGCATCTTTGTTAATCAAAAGCTGAGCCGCTGCAGGTTGAGGCTGTGCAGGCATCGGTGGTGGTGCCGGCGGTGGTGGAACCGGTGGTGGTGCTACTGGGGCAGCTTGACTACCTCCTCCTCCAAAGCACATTATTCTTCCTCCATATATTTGATGATCCACTCAACGACACTACGCTGACCAGATCGGTACATGATTTTTTCCATTTGATCATCCGGTGTTGGGTTAATGGGTGGAAAGATTTGTTCTAACTGTTGTAGCATAGCATTAGCTGCCACGCCTTTTGTCTCTAGTAGACTAAGCGTATTGTGGGAGGTTGACATTACTGTGTTCAAAGAATGCTGGCATTCGAGCTGACTTGGTGGCAGAAAGTTCAGGTGCTTTGCCCTCATACATTAGCCGATCGCTGGAATCCAGCCAAAATTTTTTGTCCAAATATCTATCGGTAGTATTAGTACCTAGCGGTTGCATTACCCAATTGATAGTTGCTTTCCTGAGTTTATCAAGAGAAGGACTGATACTAAGCCCCAACTCGCTATGAATAAGACTATTGGCAGCAACGTGAATTTGTTCATCTCTACTAATGTCAGCACTTACAGTGCGCATTCCTGCATCACCGTTAAAACGAAAAAAGGGTAGTAGAACAAAGAAAATTGCACGCTCGGCAACCATTGCTTTTGTGATCGTATGATCAGGATGCGCAATCCACGCTTTTTGTAGCGCCAACGCTTCCTTCTCAGCTTGTTGGTCAACACCGTAAGCATTGGCGATGTAACCCAAAGCGAGGTCATGATTCTCTTCGTCCGTGACGTTCGATGCAAGCAACTCACGTGCTGCATCTGGAACAGTTTTCTCAAGAGCATCGGTAATAAAATCTCCGACAGGTAGTTCCATGTGTCGCAATGCAAGAGCACGGTGGATCGCTGCTTCCGAGCCTTCTTTGCAGATACCGGCACTTGTCTGTACCGGTGTCCACTTCCGTTTTCTGGACATTAGTTTCTGATAAGGATTCATTGTTCAAGGTATTTGATAGCGTTTTTAAGAGATTCAATGTTGTCTCGGAATAGACCGAGCCCAGTATTGCAATGGTGGCAAATTAGTCCACGCACTTCGGAAGTGCTGTGATCGTGGTCTACAACGAGAGGTTCTTCGCTACCGCAGATCGGACAATGAGGTGTGGACTGGACCATAGCATCATATGCTTCTGGTTCTAGTCCATATTTTTGTTTAATCTTAGATTTTTTAACTTTGTCTTTGTTTGCGTCTCGGTAAAGTTTGTAGCGGAGTTTTTCACAAGTCTTACACTTTCCTCTGTTCTTAGAGAACTCAGTAATAGGCTTAGTTTCTTCGCACTTATTACAAACTTTACTCAGCGCAGTCGCACTGAGGCTCTGGGTCATTATCTAGTAGAGAGTTTAGGTAATCTGTTACGTCCTCCTCTTCAAGAGCAGCATACGCACTAGACTTATCTTGAACATCGCCCATAACTTGAAGCGAGTAATAAAGGGAAGTCTGGGGCGATTCAAGCCACTCTTCGATAAACGCTTCATCATACACGACCACATCGGACCATGAATTGAAGCTGTAACCATGAAGAAGTCCAGTTCTATTTAGTAGAGTCATGATGCCATCAGCAACACGTTTGTAAGCTTCCCAGCCTACTTTAGAGGCGATCTCTACATCACCATAGTTGTATGTTTGTACTCCGAAAGTAC